CAACTCGGATCGTGTCGAGGCGATGGCCAAACAGCTGCACGACAAGGACGGCAGTCTCGGCCTGGCCATGATGTACGCCAGCCAGCAGACCACGCAGGGCCGCTTGGTTGCCGAGCTGGTGCTGCGTGGCGACCAGGCCCTGCGCGACAAGACCGTGACCATCGACAAGGCTGCTGAGACGGGCTGGCAGGCCACCATCGCCAAGAGCATCAGGGGTGCCTTCAGCAACCGGCAGGCGGAAGACGCTGCCGTCGATGCCGCTTTCAAGATCGCCGCGGCGAAGTACGCGCAGAACAACAGCATCGACATCCCTGAAGCGGTGCGCCTTGCAACGGGCGGAATCGTGGAACGCAACGGCCAGAAGTTCCCGCTGCCCTACGGGATGAAGGAGCCTGATTTCGACAAGGCCCTGAGCGCCATCAAGCCCGCCGACCTGGCTGCGCAGGCTCCCGACGGCCAGGTACTGGTCGGCCGCACGCCGATGGCGCTGGATGCCTTCGTCGCCACGCTGCCCAAGGCTTCGCTGGTTGATGCCGGGCCGGGCCTCTACAACGTCCGCGCTGGCATGGCCACCGTGACGAACACGGCCGGCAAGCGCCTCACCCTGAAGGTGGGCCCGTGATTCAGGGCATGTTCCAGGCCGGCACCGATCAGGTGCTGGATGACCAACTGCAACGCCCGCGCGCACCGGTACCGACGGCGCCCGGCTTCTCGTTCATGGATCTGGTGGCGTCACCATTCCAGGGTATCGGCGGCGCAGCAGCCAAGACGCTGGCGTTCGGGTCCGAGATCACCGGGGCATTCGGCCAGGTGGCCGGCGCTTACCCTGAAGCATTGGGTCCGATCACCCTTTCCGACGAGCAGAAGAAGCAGGCCGAGGCGCAGCGCCGCAAGCTGCTGACGACGGGCATCGACTACAGCAACGAAGCCGGCGACATCTTCCGGCAGCGGGCGCGGGACATCATGCCCGACCCGCTGACCACGCACGCCAGCGCGCAGATCGTGGCTGGGTTGACCGACTTCATGACCCAGGCTGTCGGCTACACCGCGACGATGGGCCCGGCCGGCGCGATGCTGCTGGGCGCCGATGTCGGCATGAGCGAGTCTGACCGGCTGAAGCAGCAGGGTGTCGATTTGGCCACTCGCACGAAAGCCGGCGCAGTGGCTGGCGCAGTGGCCGGCGGCTCTGTCATCATGCCGATGAGTGGCGCGACGGCGCTGTCCCGTTTCGCCAAGGGCGCCGCAGTGGGTGAGGCCTCGATGATCGGCCAATCGGCTGCCGAGAAGGTCATCCTTGAACACGCCGGCTACGACAAGATCGCCAACACTTTCGACCCCCTGGACCCGGTTGCGCTGGCGATGGGCCTGGTGCCGGGCGCGCTGGGCGCCAAGTTCGGCAAGCCCCGCGCGCCGGTTCCGCTGCGCACCGAAGCCGACATGCGCGCGGCCGCGGTGCTGGAGCCGGACCGAGCAGCGCTTGAGGCGCAGCAGGAAAGCAGCGCCAGCAATCTGCGCGAGCTGGAGCAGGCAATCGCAGCCGAGAAGGATCCGAAGAACAAGGTCGTGCTGCAGGGCCTGCTGGATCACCAGCGCAGCGTGGCGGCCGAGGTCGCATCGAATCCCGACTACGTGCACGCGGCACGGGTGCAGCAGGCGGCCACGGCGCTGGAGCGGTCACGACTGACGCCGGCCGATGACCTGGCTGGGGCCGAAGCGCATGTGCGCGCAGTCGAGACGGCGATGGATCAGATCGGTCGTGGCGAGCCGGTACGGGTCACGAACATCCTGGCGCCCGATTTCTCGGCGCTGGCCGATGCGCACAATCAAGCGCAGGCCCTGGCAGCCGAGCGAGAGAGCCTGCTGCCGGTGGCTGGCGGTCTTGCTGAACGTGGCGCCATTCGCCAAGCACGCGAAGAGCCGCGGCTGATGGAGCAGCGGCGCCCCGACAACTCGGATGCCGCCTACAGGGATGTGGCCAAGGACATCCAAGGGCGCGACGGTGTCAGCTACAAAGCCGCGCTGTCGCGGGCCAAGAAGGACATCGACGGTCAGATGGCCGACTTCGAGGCCCGCCAGCAGCGACTGCAGGATGCCATCGAGGCCAATGCCAGGGCGCAGCAGGCAAACCAGCGCATCGGCGAGATCGACGGCCTGCTGCCAGACCTGGAGCGGCAAGCTGCACCGTACCGCACCGCGCTGGCGGCCGAAGCATTGCGCGCCGCCCGAGAGCCGGTCGAGGCTGTGACTCCTGGACTATCAGCCGAGCCTGCACCCAGCCGCGCCACTCCGGTCGCCGAGGCTGCCCGCACTGCGATGGACGAGCACCAGGCTGCGGGCAAGACCATTGCCCAATTCCTGACCGACAACCCGCAGCATCCGCCAGAGGTCCGCAACCTACTGATAGGCATGGACAAAGCCAAGGACGACGCCGGCCGGGCGCGGCTGCTGCAGGACTTCGAGAACATGGCGCGACGCGACCAGACGGCGCCGCTGATGGATGTGGCAGCCGACGCGGTGGAAGGCCAGAGAAGCAAGGCTCCCGAGCAGTCAGCAGTCGATGCCGCAGCGGCTCAGGTCGAAGCCATGAACCCCGACATGCTGGTGCAGCTGGATGGCATGGATGGCCCGATGCGCGTGTCGGACCTGATGAAGCGCATCCGCGAAGAGGCCGCTACCGACGCCGAAGAGGCGCAATTGATCCAGGCGGCGGCCGAATGCGCGCTCAGGTACTGATGCTGCCGATGAGTGCCGCCAGCACGCCCAGCAAGCAAAAGCCAGCCAGGATGCCCATGCAGAGCATGTACCCCTTGAGCGCTTCCCACGCAGAGCGCAGGCTTCCGGTTGCAGCCCAGGTCGCCAGCGGGACGATGGACAGCAGCCCCGCGATTGCGGCAACGAACAGGAGTGCTTGACCGATGGCCATGAAACCTCAGTGTAAGCCCGTTGTCCAGGCTGCAGCGAAGGCCATGGGCCGCGCCAAGCCTCTGACCGAGGCGCAGCTCGCCGACATCGACAGTCGGCTGCGTCGCACCATGCGCCACCTGGCCGGCACCGAACCGACATGGCAGAGCCTGAGTGCTGATCAGCGCCTGACGATGGCCAGCCAGCGCGCCATGCAGGACATTCAAGGGGAGGCCGCTCGCAAGGTGGTGAACGCCCAACTTCAGATCGTGAAGACCGCGGCGACTGAGGCGCGCGTGTCGCAGGCCCTGGCCGCTTTCTCCGAGACACAGCGATCGCACGGCCTGGTGCGCGAGATGGACCAGACGGGCAACTACATCAACGGCATCAAGCAGGAGAGCATGGCTCGACTGGTCAACCTGATGGATGCCGTGAAAGACGGCGAAGGCGCCAGCACCGGCCGCCGCGTGTCGATGTTCCTGTTCGACGTGCAGAACCCGCAGATGACGCGCGACCTTGCAACAGAGGTGTTCGCGAATGCCAATGGTTCCACGGGAAACAAGGTAGCGCAGGAAGGCGCTAAGGCCTGGCTCCAGGTGATCGAAGAGCTGCGCCAGCGCTTCAACTCGGCAGGCGGCAACGTGGGGCAGCTCGACTACGGCTACCTTCCGCAGCCGCACGACTCCGCTCGGGTACGTGCTGCTGGCGCTGACAAGTGGTCGGCCGAGATGTTGCCCAAGCTGGATCGCAGCAAGTACGTGGACGAGGCCGGCGCGCGACTCGGTGATGCCGAGGTGCTAGACATGCTGCGCGCGGTGCACGAGACCATCGCCAGCGACGGCTTGAACAAGCAGGTGCCGGGCGATTTCAAGGGTAGCGGTGCCCGATCCAACAGCGGCAGCGCGCACCGCGAACTGCACTTCAAGGACGCCGAGAGCTTCCTGGCCTACGTCAACGACTACGGCGCCGGCAGCATGTACGACGCGATGGTCGGCCACGTCGGCAAGATGGCGCGTGACATCGGCCTGGTCGAGCGCTATGGCCCGAACCCGGCGGCGCAGATGCGACTGCAGTTCCAACTGGCGGCGAAGGCGGACGGGTTCAAGGTGGACAACCTGCCGCGCACGATGGGCCTGCGCCCGCAGTCCTACTGGGATGTGATCAACGGCACCGCAGCCACGCCGGCCAGCGCACGCCTGGCGCAGATCGGCACCGACATGCGCAACGTCCAGACCTTCGGCAAGTTGGGCGGCGCGGTGATCAGCAGCATCACCGACCTGGGCACCTACATCGTCAGCACCGGCTACAACCGGCTGAGCTACTGGGACGCCTTCGCCAATTACGGCAAGGTGGCCGGCAGCAAGGACACGCGCGACTTCCTGACCACGCACGGCATCATCGCCGAGTCGATGATCGGCGACCTGAACCGCTGGACGAACGACAACATCCGGCAGACCTGGAGCGGCCGGCTGGCGCAGTCAGTGCTGAAGTTGTCGCTGATGAATGTTTGGACCGACACGCTGCGCCGGGCTTACTCGCTGACGATGATGCAAGGCTTGGCGCGCATGGCCGGCAAGGACTGGGCGGCGCTGACCGAGTGGGACAGAACCCACCTGGAGCGAGCGGGACTGACCGAGGCCGACTGGGGTGTGATCCGGCAGGCGCCGCTGACGAACTTCAGCGGAAAGGACCACCTCACGCCCGAGAGCATCCATGCCACCGGCGATGCCAACAGCCGAGAAATCGTCGCCAAGGTGCTGGGCCTGATCACCGACGAGAGCGAATACGCAGTGCTCAATCCCGATCTAGCCACCAAGGCTATCGCCAGCGCCGGCGGCACCCAGCGCGGCACAGTGCGCGGCGAACTGGCGCGCAGCATGATGCAGTTCAAGTCGTTCCCTGTGGCCATGATCTCGCGCCACTGGCGCCGCATGCTCGACGCGCCGCAGATGAGCGATGGCAGCGCGCCGAGGATGGCCAATCGGCTGATGTACTCAGGCGCCATGCTGGTCAGCACCACGGCCTTGGGTGCGATCGCACTGCAAGCCAAGCAGATCGTCACCGGAAAAGATCCGATCGACATGCGTGGAGAGCACGCCGGTAAGTTCTGGCTGCGCGCCGCGGCGCAGGGTGGAGGACTGTCCATCGTCGGCGACACGCTGCTGAATGACCCCGGCAACAACCCTGCCGACATGGCAATAAACGCCGGCAAGTCCATCGTAGGACCAGCCATCGGCACAGTGTTGGACGCCACGCTGAAGGTCGGCGCCGGCAACATCTGGGAAGCGTCGAAGGGCAAGCAGACGCACGCCACGGCGGACGCCATCAACCTGGTGCGGGCCAATGCGCCATACGTCAACCTCTGGTACGCCAAGGCGGCCATCGACCATGCAGGCATGCACGCGCTACAGGAGAATCTGAGCCCTGGTTATCTGGGGAAGATGCAGCAGCGCGCGCAGAAGGAATGGGGGCAGTCGTTCTGGTGGCTGCCGGGCAATGGCGGGCCGCAGCGAGCACCTGACATCGGCAAGGCGGTGGGGCAATGAGTGATCCCAAAGACTACGAATCCGAGCTGGAGCGCATCCAGGGCATCGCCATGGAGCATGCCATCCAGGAGATGGATGCCAGCGCAGATCGCGGCCTGGCTACCAAGGAAGACCGGGGCGACCGGGGATTCCTCACCGGCATGGCAGCCAAGAGCCTGGGCGTGGCAGTGCGCATCGAGCAGTTTCTGATCTTGCGGCGCCGCGAAGGATTCGAGGGCGTGGACGACACCAAGGACCAGGCTGCCGCCAAGCTCAAGATGTTGAAGAAGGCGCGCACCGAGGTGGCATCCATCCTGGAGCGGGCTGGCGTTGGCTACAAGCCCCGAGCCTGACAAGGCCAGCTTCGCCGAGTTCTTCTGGATCTGGGCGCAGCAGCGCGCCTGGGTGGTGCCAGACATCCACTGGCAGGCAGTGCACTGGCTTGAGCACCGCGGCCGGCTTGGCGTGCTGCGATGCTTCCGGGGCTTCGGCAAGAGCACGCTGCTGGCAATCTACAACGCCTGGCGCTACTACCAGAACCCGGCCTATCGCATCCTGCACCAGGGTGACCAGGACAAGACGGCCTACAAGACCAGCCGCGACACCAAGGCGGTGCTGCAGCGCCACCCGCTCACACGCGACTGGATGGCTGCGGGCGGCGCGAAGGGCGAAGCGTCGTTCTGGTGGGTGCCGGGTGCCGACGACGAGCGCAACCCCAGCATGCAGGCGGCAGGCATCACCAGCAACATCACGTCGAGCCGCTGCGACGAAGCGCAGAACGACGACGTTGAGGTGCCGCGAAACATCACCAACCCCGAGGCGCGCGAGAAGATGCGCTACCGGCTGGGCGAGCAGACGCACATCATGGTCCCTGGCGCCTGGCAGTTGTTCATCGGCACACCGCACACGCACGACAGCCTCTACGACGAGAAGGAGCGGGCGGGCGCGGACTGCCTGACGATCCGCATGTTCAAGCAAGCGCATCGCATTGAGCAGGCTTCCGGACTGCGGCAGGCGCTGCCGTTCAGGCCGGAATGGGTCTTTGCCGGCTTCGGTGAAGCCGCCCGGCTACTGGACGAGGGCAACGACTACAAGGTGGCTCAGACGACCGCTGGCTGGCAGGTGACACTGGCGGCCGAGTGTGGTGCGCTGCTGGACTTCTACGCCGGCCACGCCTGGCCCAAGCGCTTCGACCGGCAGGAGATGCTGACGAGGCGCCGCGGCTGCCGCACGATCAACGAGTGGGACAGCCAGTACCAGCTGCACAGCCGGCCGGTGCATGAAACCCGTCTCAACCCAGACCGCATCAAAGCCTATGCCGTCGAGCCCGTACTGAAGATGGCCAACGGCGAACTGGGCATGTGGCTGGGGAATGTTCGCATCGTGGGCGCCTCGTGCCGGTGGGATCCGTCCAGTGGAAAGCTCAAGAGCGACGTCTCGGCGCTGGCCGTTATCCTGCAAGACGACAAGGGCCGGCGCTACTGGCATCGGTCGGTGGCGTTGCGCGGCGAGGTGGCCGAGTTCGACCAGGACGGCAAGACCATCACGGGCGGCCAGGTGCTGCAGATCGCCGAGCTGGTGCGCGCGCTGCATCTGCCTCGGGTGACCGTCGAGACCAATGGCATCGGCACCTTTGCGCCGGCCGTGCTGAAGGCGGCGCTGAAGCAGGGCAAGCTGCAGTGCGGTGTGACGGGAATGACCAGCACCGCGAACAAGAACAAGCGCATCCTGGAGGCCATCGAGCCACCGCTGACGTCGGGCATGTTCTGGGCGCATGTGGCGGTACTGAAGGGCCCGGCGTTTGCCCAGATGCGCGACTGGAACCCGGCCGTACAGGATCAGCCAGACGACCACATCGACGCACTGGCCGGCGCCATCACTGAGACGCCTGAACGCATCGGAAGGACGCATTCTGCTGGCTTGATCGCGCCATCCACTATCGCCCACGATTGGCGCCCAGACGCAGGCGCGCACGAAGTAGAGGTCGAATACTGACCAGCATCTGGCGCCTGCCCACGCAAAGTGAGGCGCCCAGATGACCGTTCCCAGCCAGACCCCGATCAACACCTACACCGCGAGCGGCGCCACGACCGTCTTCGCTTTCTCGTTCAAGCTGCTGCAAGCGGCAGACCTGGTGGTGCAGGTGGCATCGGTCACCAAGACGCTGGGGGTTGACTACACCATCGTCATCGCCGGCTCGACGGGCGGTACCGTTACCTTCACCGCAGCGCCTGCAGCTGCGCTGGCGGTCACGCTGTATCGCGACACGGCCATCACGCGGGCGACTGACTACCAGGCCAATGGCGACTTCCTGTCGCCGGCCGTGAATGCCGACTTCGACCGGCCGCTGCTGATCATGCAGGAGGTGTTCAACGGGGCGAAGACTCCGGCCGGGGCGGTACGAGCGCCCAGCGGAGAAACCATCCCAGCCCTTCCGGCCGCCGGGTCGCGCGCCAACTACCTGCTCTCCTTCGACTCCAGCGGTAACCCGGTGGCAATCGCGGCAGCGGCTGGCACCGCCACGGCGTTGACCATTGACCTCGCCAGCACCGCCGTCGGCAAGGGCTCCAAGCTCGTCGCCTTCATCCAGCGCCTGACCGGCGCAGTGGGCCGCTGGGTCGAAGACAAGCTGGCAGAAGCACCCGTCAGCCCCGAGGACTTCGGCGCAGACCCGACTGGCGCGACCGACTCCACGGCAGCGATTCAGGCAGCATTCAACACCGGCAAGACGGTGCGCTTCAAGTCAGCAGGCGTCTACAAAACCCTCTCCGGCCTGACGCTGAACATCAGCACTCTGGCGGCGCAGAACTACCAATCTCAGACCATCGACCTGAATGGTGCCGGGTTCACTTGCACGCTGGGCGCCAGCGTCAACTGGCTGACCATCACCGGCTGGCCGCTGGTCACGGGCACGCACTTCATCATCAAGGGTGGCGGCGCTCGAATCGCACGCACCGACAGCAACGCCGGCGATTGCATCAAGCTGATCGAAGGCTACGGGCACAAGTTCGAGAACTACGAGGCGCGCAGCTTCTCTCAGGGTGCTGCGCTGCACATCTATAACGCCGACATCACGCACTGGTGCGAGTCAACGATTACTAAGGACATCCGAGGCGTCGGCAACCTCTACGGCATCTGGACAAGCGCAGTCGGTGGCGACACTTCTAGCAGCTTCGACCAGACGCACATCGAGAATTGCGAGTTCAACAACACCGTCACGAATGCCATTGCGTTCAACCTCGATGGGTTCCACGGGCGCACGACGCTGAAAGGCTGCGGGGCCTGGATTGATGAGAGCGGCGCGACTGGCACCGTTCTGATGAAGCTGAATGGCAATTTCTCGAACGCCACGGCCATCGGATGCTGGGCTGACGGTGGCTCGACTGCGGCCAACACGATCACATTTGGCGCAAGCTACACCGTCACCAGCGAGACGTCTGGGAGCATGGGGAATGCGCTGACCGTGATCGGTTCAGCGGTCGTCGGCGACATTGCCAACTATCTAAAGTTGCCCACCGGATGGCAATACAAACTTAAGGTACTGGATCACACCACGGTCTACGGCTCGCACTTGTGGATTGATGAAGTAGGCGGCACCGGGACATTCCGCAACGCAAGCCCTGGGGCAATCGTTACCCTGTCAGGGCAGTATTCCAGCGCTAATGGCGCCGCGAATACGGCATACACGAAGACCATCACGCTGCCTTCTGGCGTCCGCCGCGTCCTGTCTGCTGGCGCGTGGAACTACACGCAGGGACAGACGTTCTTGCGCAACTATCTGGTTGGAGTGGACACGATCAGCACGACGCAAGTGGTCTTCTACATCGTCACCGACAGCACGCACACCAATGCGTCGGCAGTTCAGTACAGCATTTCCTGCCAGATGAACTAGCCATGACAACACAACCCGACACCACTGCAGGCGTCCTGACCCGCGTTGCAGGCGTCATTTTGGCGTGGCTGGGGTCTGTCAAGTTAGGCGACATTCAAGCCTTTCTAGCCATTCTGTCGGGTCTGGCTGTGCTGATCTACACGGTGCTGCAGATCGTCTCGTTGTGGCGCCGGGACTTCAGCAAGTGAACAGGGTATTCAAATGAACAGTCCACTGATGCCACGCCTTCAAGCCGCAGCCGCAGCCGTGA